TACTACGGCAAGGGTTACGGAAGCCGGATAATCAACGGACAATGGGTCAACATCGAGGATCTTTTCGATGAGAACCAGTTCGGTGCATCTTTCCGCGAGGAGTTTGCTAACTCTCGTACGGCATCTCAGACTTACTTGGGAGACCTTCACGAAGGTATCCGTCAGGGTTTGGTTATGCGACGAAGCCCGCAAACTGTCACCCGGTCTAATGATCCGATGTACTTTGAAGAGTTGGCATACCTGGTCAATCGCGCATTCAGGGGGGATCCCCTTGTTGACCGGATTCTCGAGGGGCAAACCTTCGACGAACTGCTTGATTGGTCTACTTCAGATGCAGGGATTAGCTACTATAGGCAGTACGGAATAGTAAGCAATGGTCAGATTCCGAATATGCTTAGAGAACAAGTGGCTAACGTATATCGTTATCTGCCAAATCAAGAAGCTAGGTCTTTGGTTGTACGCAGGGATGTCAAGTCAACAGAACTACAGATGGCACTTGCTAAAGATTTCGAAAAGCTTCATCCAATTCAACCGCTTGACTTCAACTATGTGGCTTTGCCTGAGCCAGTCCAAGCGCGTAGATCTCTAGCATACTTTGATGATCTGCTATCTAAGGGTGCTGCCAGCGTATTCGGTGCATTGACCAGACCAGAGAACCCTATCCGATGGGCATCTGCGAACCAGTTCTTCCTTGACAATGTTGCCAGAAAAGCAAATGAACTTGGTAGACAAGGACTAGATGTCGTAGAACTTGGCACCATCAATAGCCTTAGATCTGCTGCTAGGCGCGAAGCTCTCGATCAAAACGAGAAGACTTTCTATACGATCAACAGACAGAACCGCGCTCTCTACGCAGCACGTATTGCCTCGGCGTTTCCAACGGCTACATTGAACGCATTCTACCGATACGGTAGGTTTGCCATCAATAATCCGCAGCGAGTATTGTCATTCTTGTACAACTACCAAGCTGCGTTTAGGTCCTTTGGTGTCGACGAGTATGGCAACCAAGTGGATGATCCACTAAAGGCTACCCATCTTGTTGTTCCTGGAACAAAAGAAATGGGAGCATTTGGTGGTCAAGGGGTCAGGCTCAACGCCAGATCTATCGGATTCTTGCTCAACTTCCCGACTCCCTCATTCTATGTTGCGAATGCTACGGCTACGCTTCTCAAGGATAAGACGGAAGCTGAAGATACGCTCAAGGATATTATGGGTCCAGCCTACGATATCGCGTTCCCTTACGGGCTATCCGAATCATTTGCAAAGGGACTCGTCCCCGTATGGGCTAGAGACTTTTATAAGTATGTTGTGGGACCAGAATCAGACAAGGACTTTCTTTCTTCTTGGAACTCTGTTCACAACTACTTTATGACTCTTGATGAAATGGGTATCAAAAAATACCCAGGAGACAAGGCTGTAAAGGAAACGGCACAAGCTCTTTACGGAAGAAAAGCTCGCTGGACCTTTGCTTCTATCTTTGGTGTACCAGCTAAGGTTGATACTAGACCTATGCAGATCTTCGATGATTACTATGGTATCCTGGTCAACAAGTACATAACTAAGGGCAACAACGAAGAGGAAGCAAAACAACTTGCTGAAGAAGAATTTCTACAGAAGATTGGCGACAGCTTCCCCCTCGATAGAATTACCTTCAAGGGTACATCGGCACGTGGGTATGTTGCTCCAACCGCTGAGTCCTACAACCGAGTGTTTGTTGACAATAAAGCTCTTGTGGAATCCCTGGTGGATATCAACCCAGAACTCATCAATCTAGTCACCCTAGATATTGACTATGATGCAGACGATTTCAATCTCTCTGCTTATCGCAAGATACAGGATCCCAACACCAAACTTCCTGGTGGAGAATTGCTCAACGACGTACGCAAGACTCCAGAACAAATTGAGAAACTACGCCAAATCAATCGAGCCTGGGGAGCATACAATGGTCTCCGAGATAAGCTTGAGGCTATTGCTATCGAGCAGGGCGATACCTGGAGAGAGCGTCAAGATCTGCAGGCTGTCCTCAAGAAGGCTGGCAACGAAGAGATTCGTAAGATCAGCGAGCAATGGTGGAAAGAATGGAACGACCCGGAGCGCGGAGATCGATCCTTCCGATATGCACGTGGCTTGTACGAGATTGTGACTAACGAGAAGTTTATGTCTCGCTACGGCAACACCAAGCTATGGAACGACGTCAAGGAGTTCCTGACCTTGCGTATGACCACCACCCTGGTTAGAGATCAGCTGAGCGCTAATGACCCGGGCAAGACACGCATCAGGGAAAACTACGAAAAGATTCTAGAAAAGTCCTCTGAAAAATGGCACCCTAAACTAAGGGAGCTTATTCGACGACACTTCGAGAACGACACGCTGAAGGCGGTTGACTAATGCCACACACAAAGGGACACAAGGAAGACAAGACTGGCGGTAGCATACTCCAGCTTGAGCCCAAGGAACTTGCCGATCTTGTCAAGCTTCTTACGGGTGGTACTCGTGGAGATCAAGATACTACGCAGACCAATGTTATCCGCCTTACCCCTGCAGCAGCACGGCAACTCTTGGGAACCATAGCAACAGATGTTCAATATGGTGAGAAGTTTTCAAAAGAAGAGGTCGACCAGTTCGTCAAGCTTTATAACGAGGCAGCCAATAAGCAACTCGATACTGTAGTTCGTAGTGTCAGGGAACGAGTAAGGGCTGGCGAGGGGGAGGGCGATGCTGCCACAACAATCACCAACATCGTCACCAAAGAGTTCCCACAGTTCTTCAACCCGAAGACCTTCACTGAGGACTACATCTGGTCGAAGATCAACTTCGGCAAGGAAGCAACCCTGGGTGCCAAGAGCCTTGAGGCTTTGCAGAGGGCTAGGGCTATTGCCAATGACTATGGCAAGTACCTTATCTCTAACGCTGAACTCCAGGATGCAGCAAAGAGGCTGGCTCGTGGTCAGCTCACCGATGCTCAGTTCAAGGCACAGCTCAATCAGGTAGCGGTTCTGGAGTATCCAGAGTTGGCGGAAACCCTCAAGTCTAACCCGAACTATACGGTTCGTCAGCTCCGAGGCAACAAGATCAATCTGATATCAGACTTACTTGAGATGGATCCTAACGAAATAGAACTAGACAATCCGGTGTTAGAAGCTATAAAGGGGATGTCTATTTCTGACTCTAAGAGATATATCAAGTCGCTTCCGCAAATTGAGGCAACAACAGCAGAGAATGAGAACGCCCGACAGGCTGCTACTTCTCTGGCTCGTGCTATGGGATTCGGAGTATAATGGCTAAGAAAAAGAAAGCAGCCCCTCGCACCGGAGATCTACTATCTTCGATGATGGCAGCAAGGCCAGCTGAGATGGATGTTGCCGGAACACCTACCCCGACTCAGACTCCAGCATCTGTACCATCTCGAACAACCCCTGCTGCAAACACTAGCCTTACTGCGACAGAGCTTGCTATGTTCGGCGTTCCCGCCGCTATGGCTGCTGCTCCAGCCCGTACCGCCACTACCGCTGCCGTGACGGCTGCCACTACTGCAGCAACAACTGCTGCCGTAACAACTCCAGTCACTGTAATCCCTGGACCTGGTGGTCTTCCTGTTGGCGGTGAGCGCACTCTCGCGGCAGATACATTTGCCAACACATTGGCTCTGCTTATCGGCGCAGAAGAAGCCAGCAAGGACTATGTAAAGAAGCTCTTTGCCCTAGCTGCCCCATACTACCGAAGCGGTTCTACCGTTGATGAGGCTATGAACCTAGCACTTCGTGAGGCACAACAGACCAACGTTATCCCAGAGTTTACCCGTCGATTCCGAGCCATCAAGGCGCTAGAAGAGAAGCGACGAGCAGGCATCCCAGTAGAGGTGCCAACTATTGCAGAGTTCGTCAAGGCACAAGAAGGACTTGCCGATGTGCTTCGCACGGCAGGGCTAACTGATCTTGCCAACGAAGATTTCCTCAACGATGTGATGGCAACTGGCAAGTCTGTCAGAGAGTCTACCTCCATCATCAGCAACGTATTCAACGCAATCGACTTGGCACCAGAGCCAGTCAAGGCAGAGATCCGACGATCACTTCCATTCGCAGACCGCAACACACTCGCCAAGGCTATCCTTACCGGCGAGAAAGGTCTGAAGGAACTTGAGCAGACACGAGTCCGATCTGAAGTCCAAGCTGCTGCACGTCAGGCTGGCGTAAGCATAGCAGATGCTGCAGCCCAGGAACTAGCCAACGCAGGCTTTACCTTCAGGACATCTGTGCCGAAGTTCGGACAAGTCAAGCAAGCGTCTGAGCGTGGTACGTTCCTTACTAGCCTCACCGGAGAAGCACCTGTTACGCAACAGCAGGCAGTCGGTGCTATCTTCAATCAGGCAGCAGACCAACTCGAAACACTTGGCAAGATCGAAGAGAAAGAACGACTTCGATTCCAAGGACGTAGCGGTGCGGTCAAGCTAGCCTCGCAAGCAAGAGGACGCAGCGGAGCGTTCTAACTAGAATCCCCCGTGGACCAACCGGCCCCACGTGGTGTATAGACCGGTAGTAGGAGCCAGCTCGTTTCCCCGAACGATGTCTGTGGCCTACGATCAACTAACAAGAAAGGGTGGTTGCTATGAGCAACAACTACTGGGACGACGAAGACGATGACCTAGATACACCAGAGCAGTTTAGCGACAGCAGTGACTTGGTAAAAAAGTTACGCAAAGCTAAGCGATCTGATGAAAAGCGTATCAAGGAACTCACTGAGCAGCTTGAGAATTTGTCCAAGGTGCAGCGTGAGCGAACCGTCAAAGAAGTTCTAGAACGGAAGGGTGTCAACCAAAAGGCTGCACGCCTTGTACTCAAGGATCTGGACGACGTCAACGAGGAGTCAGTTTCTAACTGGCTCGATGATAACGCCGACCTCTTTGGGTTGAAGGTAGATGAGCCTAAGTCAGCAATCTCGGAAACGGATCGAGCAGCATTACGCCAGCAAGATATCGTTACCCAGAGTGCGGTTACGCCTGACCGAGCAGAAGATTTTGAGATGCGCCTCAACAATGCCGAATCGGCAGAGGAGCTTATCAACTTCCTGCGATCTCAATCCTAACCGTTCATAGTCATAGGAGACTAAATTGGCATACACTGACACATCGGGATCCTCCCTAGGAGGTACCGTAGGCGGTGCAGGTCTAGTTCAGAAGGCGTATGATCGCCTCCTCGAATTCGCTCTCCGTTCAGAACCACTCATTCGTTCTGTTGCGGACAAGCGTCCTGCTCGTCAAGCTTTCCCAGGTTCAACCGTCGTCTTGCAGCGATACGTTGATCTCGCACAGGCTACAACGCCTTTGACCGAGACAACTGATCCAGACGCAGTTGCACTCTCAACACCAACATCGGTTACCATCACTCTTCAAGAGTACGGCAACCCAGTCCTCGTTACCCGCGCACTCGAGCTCTTCTCGCTTGCTGATGTCGACCCAGCGATTGCAAACATTGTTGCATACAACCTCGCTGACTCAATCGACGCAGTTGCGATGACGACCCTCGGTGGCGGAACAAACGTCCTCTACGGTGGCAACGCAACAGCGACTGCAAACGTAGATGCATCTGACACCATTGATTCTGCAGACATCCGTCGTGCAGTTGCTAAGCTCCGTGCAAACAAGGCTAAGGCTCGTCGTGGGTCTTACTACTGGGCTGGTATCCACCCAGAGGTATCACACGATCTTCGTGCTGAGTCCGGTAACCTCGGATGGAACTTCGTCCACGCACAGAGCAACCCAGCCGTCAACAACATCTGGGCTGGCGAGATCGGCGACTACGAGGGTGCATTCTTCGTAGAGTCACCACGTCTGTACAACGCCAAGGTCGGCGCTGATCAGACTCCTCTTGCAACCACCGCTGTCACCGTTGCTGGTACTTCCGGAGGCTTCACCGTTGGTGTTGCTTCTTCGGCAGTCATCGCAACTCGTGCTGAGGTTGGCGACAAGATTACTGCAGTTGGTATGGGAACTGGCGCGAAGATCACTTCGATTGCTAGCTCTGGCAACAATGTCATCTTCACCGTTGACGTTGCTAACACCACAGCGGTAGCAACAACTGCTGCCGTTCAGGTTACTCCAGTAACCCGCGTATTCGATACGATTCTCTGCGGACAGCAGGCACTTGCCGAGGCTGTAGCCGAAGAGCCACACATCGTTATCGGTAACGTCACTGATAAGTTGATGCGCTTCCGTCCAATCGGGTGGTACGGCGTTCTCGGCTTTGCCCGTTATCGTGAGGAAGCACTCTTCCGCATCGAGACTGGTTCTTCAATCGCTGCTCTCTAGTTGATTGACTGGTGGGCTAGGGCAACCTAGCCTACTGGTAAGTTCACTAGAAAGGGACTTCAAATGGCAGAATGGCTTTTCAAAACACCGACGGTGGAAGAAGGTCCCGCTGGAACACATAGGTTGTTTCAGTTCTACAAGCTTGATCGGGGACTGACAATTGTTCTCAAGCCAACGGGTGGCTACGCACAGATTAGATACCCGGAGGATGAGGCGCTAGAAACCTATCCGGTTGTATACCGAGGTGGGTATGAGTATGTGGTGGACGATGGCACCAAGGCAGCGCTGATTGCAGGCGGTGTCGGTGTGACAGAGGAGAACTTTACAGAAGTATGAAGCACTGGGAAGCCCATCCAGAGTTTGTTGAGGGGTGCTTTGGATGCAAAGGCTTGACCCTCAGTATGAACGCCGGTGATGCTGACAGTCGTAGGGTTATGACTAACAAGGCATTCAATCGGGAGCTAGAAGCATACAAGGAAGCTAGAGAGCAGGGAATCCAGCCATCTGGTACCAGTATGAAAAAGATAGAAGAGGCAGTAAAAGCATCAGAGACATTGGGCAGGGCATACGATGCCCAGAAGATGCCTCCGGCAAAACACATCAATAAAAAATCAGCAGAGGTAATGAAAGAACTGGGAGTATAACAATGCCAATGGTAAATGGAAAGAAGTTCCCATACACCGCTAAGGGCAAGAAGGCTGCTAAGTCTTATGCTATGGGAGAGAAGATGGAATCCAAGGCTGAGAAGCGTATGGAGATGAAGAAGGGCGCCAAGAAGATGGTTGCCAAGAAGATGGCCAAGAGAATGAAGAAGAAGTAATGCCAGTCAAAAAGGTTATCAAGAGAGTCGGGACCATCCTACGCGAGGTCCGCGATCTTCCAACCGCTCAGGGTACCAGTATGGTGGCATCTGATGAGTACCGCGCCAAGAGTCCTTCGACTGAGGCTAAGCTCAAGCAGAACATCAATATGGCTAGCAAGAACTTGGATCGTCAACTGAGTGAAGTTGCAGCAGCAGTCCTTCGCGGTGAGCGAGGAACCTCCTCTGCAGAGATCGGCAAGTTCGGCGAGTACAAGAAGGGCAAGCCAAGAAAATGAAGAAGAAGGCAGCAGCCAAGAAGGTTGCCAAGGTTATGCGAGAGTTCAAGGCTGGCACGCTTCACGCTGGTCGTGACCCTAAGGGTCCTAAGAAGGCTCCCATCGTAAAGAACCGCAAGCAAGCTGTGGCAATTGCCCTTAGTCAAGCAGGGATGGCAAAGAAGCGTGGAAAGAAAAAGTAAGAAGGATCCCCGTCTAGCACGGGCTGGCGTTTCCGGGTTCAACAAGCCAAAGCGCACACCTAACCACCCGACCAAGTCACACGTTGTTGTGGCTAAGTCCGGGGATCAGGTCAAGACCATCCGCTTCGGTGAGCAAGGCGCCAAGACTGCCGGTGCTCCCAAGGCTGGCGAGTCTGAGCGTATGAAGAAGAAGCGAGCATCCTTCAAAGCACGTCATTCCAAGAACATTGCCAAGGGCAAGATGAGTGCTGCTTACTGGGCTGATAAGGTGAAGTGGTAATGGCATACACAAAGCCAGCACTTCGTGAGTCTATCAAGAAGCGCATCCTCGCAGGCACAAAGGGCGGCAAGGCAGGTCAATGGTCTGCCCGAAAGGCACAGCTTGTCGCTCAAGCCTACGAGAAGGCTGGTGGTGGGTACAGCGGATCCAAAACCAGCAAGCAAAAGTCTCTTTCTAAGTGGACAAAGGAAGAGTGGGGAACGAAGTCAGGTAAGCCTAGCACTCAAGGCTCTAAGGCTACCGGCGAAAGATACCTTCCCAAGAAAGCACGTGAGGCATTGTCTGCCTCTGAGTACGCTAAGACTTCTGCCAAGAAGAGGGAAGATCTCAAGAAGGGCAAGCAGTTTTCCAAGCAACCAAAGTCTATAGCAAAGAAAGCAGCAAGGTTTAGATAATGGCAACAGGCACAGCAGGTACTTCGTTTACTAGCGAGCTCAACAGGCTCGCCAATGGTGGCACTTACCCAGCCATCTCGGCATACCTCTCCCCCAACAAGGCAGCCAATGTATACGCCAACACCTCTGGCTTATCAATGATCGGTGCCTTGAATAAGAAAGCAGATGCCAATCGTCAGCCGAAAGACTACAAGGCTCTTGGCGGAATCTGTAATGAACTTGCCGGAACAACCGGACTCTCCCCATCTGATGCCCTAAGGAGCATAAATCTATGAGTGCTACACTAGGCACGATGATCGATGAGACTCTCATCAACCTTGCTGGATATACCATCAACCAGGATCGTAGCACCTACCTCACGGCTGCCGTTACTGCTCTCACTTCGCCATCTTCCAACCCAACCATCCTCAGCCTGCACTCTACCGACAACCTTGGTAAGGGAATCATTGAGGTCGATACGGAGTTGATGTGGGTAGACTCGTTTGACCGTATTGCTAACACGGCAACGATTGCGCCATATGGTAGGGGGTACCTTGGGACTACAGCTAGCACACACGGTGTCGATGCGAAGGTTACCATTTCCCCTACCTTCCCACGCTCTGCCGTTACCAAGGCTATCAACGATACCGTCGGCGCTATGGGAAGTGCTATCAGCGCTGTGAAGCAGACCACATTCACCTGGAATGCAGCCGTCAATACCTATGGCTTCAATGGCCTCAACATCGAAAACATCCTTCGTATGATGTGGCAAGATGTCGGCCCAACCGAAGAGTGGATCAATATCCGTCGTTGGGACTTCGACCCATTCGCAGACTCCACAACCTGGGGTGCCAATGCTCAGACCGTCACTATCTATGACTATATCACCGCTGGTCGTACAGTCAAGGTAATGTATGGCACAGAGCCATCAACAATGTCCAGTGAGTCAGATGTCTTCACGACCACCACTGGCTTGCCAGCATCCTGCCGAGATGTCGTAACTCTTGGTGCAGCATACAGACTTATCTCCTACCTCGACCCTGCTCGAGTATCGCAGACCAGCCCACAGGCTGACGAGATCGATTCTCGCCGACCATTCGGATCCTCTGCAAGTATTACCCGACAACTCTTTGCCCTCTATAACCAAAGGCTTACTGAAGAGACATCGCGTCAGCAAGCTCAATTCCCCCCACGCGTTCACTACGTCCGATAGGAACCTGAATGACAACACGCCAATACTCCTCCCGTTCTCAGCAGTCGACACTGACAGGTTCAGTGACTTCTGGTGCGAGCTCCATTACAGTCGTCTCGGGTACGGCACTCCTTGGTGGTGTCACTATCCCAGCAGGACGAACCTTCACCCTTGTTATCGATCCCGACACAGCCCTTGAGGAGATTGTCGATGCGACGCTTGTCTCCACAAATACGTTTACGATCACTCGTGGTATCGACGGTTCTACTGGTCAAAACCACTCAGCTGGTGCGGTTGTTCGCCATATGGCTATCGGTAGAGATTATCGTGATGCTAACCTTCACGCAGAAGCTGATGCCTCTTACAACGATGGCAGTGGTAATGCTCACACAATGCACGGCATTGGTGCTGGAGAAGGCGTTGTCGTCGGTACTGACAAGACTCAAACGCTAACCCAGAAGACTCTCACTGCCCCAACCATCAACGGTGGCACCATCGCCGGAGCCGTGACGGTATCTGCTACCGCTACAGTGTCAGGGCATATCGTCGTCTCGGGTGGAACCATCACCGGTCTTTCCTCTGCAAGTATGGTCACATCCTCGGCTACCCCGAAAGACTATGTTGATGCCATCTTAGGCTCAGCAACTGCTGCTTCTACCTCGGCTGCTTCTGCAGCCTTGTCGGCTAGCCAAGCTGCTACAAGTGCCGCCAGCGCCTCTGTAAGCGCCATAGCAGCCTCTACAAGCGCAGCCAGTGCTTCCGTATCCCAGATAGCAGCAAACACCTCTGCAATCGCCGCTAGCACCTCGGCAGCCAGCGCCTCGGCTTCGGCTGTTGCTGCCTCTACTTCGGCTGCATCTGCCGCTGTGAGTGCTACCTCGGCTGATGCTTCGGTCTCCGCGACTCAGGCTTCTGCTACCGCTGCATCGACAAGTGCTGCTAGTGCTGCTGCTTCTGCTACCGCAGCTTCTACCTCTGCTGCTTCTGCCCTCGTCTCTGCCAACTCTGCTAGTGCTGCTGCTAGCCAAGCTGCCTCAGCCATCCAGGCAACTATCTTTGATGCTAAGGGTGACTTGATTGTTGCCAGCGCTGCAGATACCGCAGCTCGTCTTGGTGTAGGTAGCGACGGACAAATTCTTACTGCTGCATCAACGGCAACCTATGGAGTCCAATGGGCTGCAGCAC